GCCACGCCCCCCATGCGCTGCAGCACGTCGATAATGTCCGCGCCCTTTGACATGGCGTTATCGTCCAGATAGTTCAGCGCATCGCCCAGCTGCTCAATATTGCGGGTCGGTACCTTGTAGAGACTGGCGATTTTACCCAGGCCTTCGGACAGTTCATCGGCGGGCAGTTCAAACGCGGTTGCCGCTTTGGCTGCCGTACTGGCAAAGGCCAGAAGGTCACGCTTCTGGTCTTCCCATGAATCATTCGGGTTCGCCACGTTCATACGCGCGCCACCTTCGACCAGGGCGGCATAGTCCACCGCGCCATTTTCCATGGGCAGCCGTTCGCTAGCAGCCTTGATCGCATCCTGCATTTCATAGAACCGCGCGGTGCGGTTGCCGTCATCGTCACGCAGTCCATTGACCTGCTTTGCCACGCCTTTCATGGCATCTTCCATGCTGGCATAGCTTTTTACCGCCGCCACGACCGGCGCGCCCATTGCCAGCCCTGCGGCTGAAGTCGTGGCCCCGGCCCCGGCGATGCGGTCCCGCACTTCCAGGCTCCGGGAATACTGCTCCCTGACGGCATTAACCCTGGCCTGTTGCTCACCGAGTCGTTTAAGGGATTTCTGCTGACGGTCCAGCGCCTGCCGGGTTTCGTCGGCATTCTGGCGCAGCTCGCGCTGGGCGCTGCTGAGCTTGCGGGTATCCATTCCGGCCTCGTTCAGCGCAAGGCGTTGCTTCTGCACCGACTGCCGCAGGCCGTTGTATTTGGTCTGCAGCTCCGAAACGCGGTTTCTGGCCTGCTCAAGCAGGCGGGCCTGCGCCGCCGTCGGGCGGTTTGTATCGTTAAATTGCGTAGCGAGCCGGGCCGCTTCTTCGCGGGCGGCTTTGAGGTTATTACAGGTGATTGCCAGCTGCGCGCTGGATTTACGAAAACCCTCAACTTTACCCGCCTGAGCGTCTAACTCTTTCAGCCTGGCGCGGCTCTGTTGAATGGCGGTAGCCAGCTCTTTCGAGCTGGCCTGCGCAGTACGGAATGGGCGGGTGAGTTTATCAACCGCATTAAGAATCACCTGCAGACGCAGGTTAGTGTCACTCATCGCTGGCCCCGCTTCTCTGTATCGCTTTATGCCGCCACTCCAACACTTCGGTCAGCGGCATAACGTCAGTGACGAACGGCGGCCAGTGAAAAATGGTGGCAATATCTGCCACCAGATCGTCAACCGTCAGGCTGTCGGTAAACCGGCAAGCACCGACTTCTTCAACAAAAAAGTCACCACCTCAACGGACAGCGCGGTGAGATCGGCGGGGTCCAGCTCTGCCATTTCCTGCGCCGTCAGGGTCGGCGTGGAGATACGTGGAATGACGGTCATCATTGCACCCACGTCCATATCCATAATGGCCTGCAGGCGGGTGCCACGCAGTGCGCCGGACTGAGGTTTGCGCAGCACAATTTCCGTGATTTCACTGTTACCGCGTTTGATAGGGGTATCCAGCTGTACGGTCTTTTCGGTCAGCTTGTCGGTCATGTTCTTTTCCTGTTAATGGGTTACTGGCGCGGCTGCCCGCGCCGTTAAGTTAATCAGAGGCCCAGGGCGTTACGGTGCGCTTCCATCAGGTCCACGCCGTCAACGATTTCAATCATGTTGACCAGATCGACTTCATAGAGCACTTCACCGTTGATCGTCAGCTTCGCGTAGCTGTTGGTGCTGCTCACTTTGGTGGTGTTGCTTTCGCCGGTCTTCCACTCTCCGGAATCCAGCTCCTTGTGACGCCCGCGCACAACCAGCTCCACGGCCTGCACTTCCCCGGTGTCGTCACGCTGAATGGAGCCGGTAAAGCGCAGCTGGATGCCGTCCACCGTGGTAGCCCCCATCTGCTTGAATAACAGCAGTTCGGTGCCGCCAACTGAAAATTCCGTGTCCAGCGCACCGTCATCCAGCCCCAGATCGATATCCACTGAGCCGGGCATACCGCCGCCGCGATACTTTTCAAACTTGCGCGTGAATTTCGGCAGGGTGACTGACTCAACGATCCCCTGCCAGTTGTTACCCGCGTTGAACAGGTTCAGGTGTTTTAACTTGCGTGGTAAAGCCATGGGGTCCCCTTACGCGCTAACCCGGCTGGAGAAATCCAGCAGGTATTGATCGGTGATGCGCTGGCGCAGCATCAGGTTTTCAAGCGGCGGCACCGGCGTGTAGTCGTAGTCGATAGTGAGTTTCCCGGCTTTCAGGGAGTCCTTATCATTCACGGATTCATCCAGCCAGCAGTCCGCTCCGATGATGTAGCCCTGCGTTTTCAGGTTGCGCAGTTTGGCGCGGATACCTTCGATAATGTCGCGGGCCAGCGACGGGTTAAGTACGCCATCCACCGCCCACATGTGCGCTTCTGCGATGGTGTCGGCCAGTACCTGCGCCGTGCGGGTGTAGTTTTCAAAAGCAAACAGCGGATCGTCACTGAGGCAGCGGGAACCCCAGAAACGGAAGCCGTCTTTGCGGATCAGCGTGGTCACATCGTTCTGGTTCAGCAGGCCCGCATCGGTGGCCGGGTCCTGTAGATCCCAGAACACATCTGCAGAAAGCCCGGTAACACCGTTCACGCCGACGTTGGACAGGGTTTTGTGCCAGCCGGTCTGTTCGTCAATTTTGGCGCGCAGGCCGAGTGCACGGGCGGACGCGTAAGCCTTCGCATCTGCATTCAGCACGGTGTCAAAGTTGATGAAGTCAGGCCAGATCAGCATCCCTTCGCGCTGGCTGAAATTGTCGCGGTAGGTAATGGCCTCCTCTACCGTTTTACAGCCGTAGGCGGACAGGTAGGCAAACCCGCGCAGGCTCTGCGCCACGCTGAGAAGCTCAGTAGAAACCGCCTGCGTGTCATGCCCGGGCACGCCAAGAATGCGCGGCTTAACGCCGAGCTGCGACTGCGCCGAAAGCAGGGCCTTGATGCCTGTTTTTTTACCGTCAGCGGTCACGCCGCCGATAATGTTGGAGGTGGTTTCCGCTTCGGTTTCACCCTGCGCCACGCGCACGACAACCGTCACAGGTTTTGCCTGGTCTGCAATCGCATCCAGCGAGCGGGCCAGCGTGCCGGACTCGCCCGCTTTTCCGCTGGCAGTCAGCACGTCGGTCAGTAACACAGGCTTATTAAGGGGGAACATGGACGCATCGGCATCATCGCCGGTGCAGACCATACCCACGATAGCGGTGCTCACCGTGGTAATGGATCGGGTGCCGTCGTTGACTTCAACAACGCGCACGCCGTGGTGGAAATCCTGAGCCATATAGCGGTTCTCCTCATGAGGTTTCCGCTACATGGTGCTGGCATTTTCTGACGTATTCACCTGCCTGCCATTGTCCTGGATATCATACAACGTGCCTGTTGTTTAAACGTCATGACTGGCGATAGACAGCTGGCTGTGCAGGCCAGTTTATATCCGGGAAGGTGGACGTATCCACGGCTTCCAGCCCATCAAGGTAGTCCAGCCAGAGATTGTATTGCGTCAGGTCATCACCTGTAAGACGCCCAAGCGCTGCTTTACCGGGCCATTGCTTACTGTTAATGAAATTATTGGCCTGCGTGATTCTGCTCTGCTTGTCAGTCTCAGCAATCTGCACCTGTTGCTCATGTGTAAGCGGGGGGATATCCACCCATACCGGATAGCCACCCTCACCCGCCGCCCTCATTTTTCCGGGCCCCGGGTTCTGGAAGGATGCGAAGGTTTCCTCGTCAATCTCTATGCCTGTTTCGGGCCACATTTCGACGGCCTCATAGTCCTCCTGCAATGCGAAAGGATAAAAGGCATTAGTTTTTGCATCGTATAAATATGTCATTTTACTTACCTATGGCTATCCAGCGGGCGTAGGGCGTCGTTCCGGTATTGACGCGGGAACTCATCAAACGAAACGAAGCATTTGTCAGCGGAGTAGTGGCAAACGCCGGGCAGTCATTCGCATTTGCTATCGCACTGTCAAAATTGGCGACGATTGTCGGCCCTCCGACAGTAAAGGGGATCGGGTAGGTAACATCACTGGGAAATCCGAGATATCCAGCCGGGGCTACCCCTGTCTGAATAATCGTTCCATCCGGGAATTTCGCCCAGCCGGGGCCAGAGGTGAACTCAGCCTTCTGGACGGCATTCACGATCCGGCTGTCGTTGCCAGCTGCGACGGTGTTTGCAACAGTACCAATGTCACGTGTCGCGGAATTACCCAGCCCCAGCTTTGTCCTGGCGGCGGGTGCATCAGTTGCCCCTGTACCGCCCTGATTTAATGCCAGCGGTTGTGGGGTGCCAATGTTATTCAGTACCCCCCATCCGCCCTGGTCGTTAACGAAAAGCCGGTAATTATCGCTCTGGGACGTAATGTAGGTGTCATCCTTGCCCTGAACGAGACGGTTTACACCTAAGTTTCCACGGGCTTCGTCAACCGTCCTTCCGCCCGTTCCGCCGTTGGTGATCGGGACGATACTGGCAGATGTGAGATTTTCATAAATGGTGAACGTTCGCGCAGGAGGCGAGCCAGATACCACAATGAAGTAGCTTTTTGCTGTGGCTGCGGTCGTAAACTGCGTGACCAGGAGGATCAGCGCGGTGGTGTTCCCCCGTCCTCCTAAAACGTTGATATTGGTTGGCGCAGTGGTTGAAACATACGTCAAACCTGCCGGGATATTTGTCTGGTTGGACGGCAGACACACATGCTGAGCACCCGGGATGAAATCAAAGGTCTGCCAGTCCATAGCTGAAACCATCGGCACCGGGACCCCGATCCCCATTGCATCAAACCCAAGGTTGGCACGCGCTCCTGCGGCTGTTGTTGCGCCCGTGCCGCCATTAGCTAACGGAACAGTGTCAGAGCTTGAAAAAATCTGTCTGACGCTAAATGTTTTTGAACCGGGAGATCCAGCAACGCGCACCTGATAGTAACGATAATTAGCAGATGACGTAGTTGAATAACAAACATCAACATGGCGAGTTGTTCCTTCCGGGCCATTCACGCGAATCAGGGTGTTATAAGTAGTTCCAGGGACGTCCATCCCGGCAGGGACATTTGTCATATTCCCGGATAAAACCATATACAAAGCGCCAGGGACGAAATCGAACGTCTGCCAGTCCAGGGCCGCAAGTACATTACTGGAAACCCCAAGCCCCAAATTATTCAGCGCCTTTGTGCCCAGCAACTCCCACGGCGACCAGGTTGTACCGTACAGGGTACGCTGCCAGGTGTAGTTATATGCTGATGCGCTGGATGTCATGGTCGTAAAGCGCTGCAAAACCGTGTTACCGGCATTGCGGAGAATGACTTCGCAGATGCCTATTACCGTTAAACCGGCAATAGTTGGGGCATTGTTTACGGTGTTCGTAGTGGCCCAGGAACCAGGCGAAACCAATAAGTTAAGATCCCCTGAATAGAATCCCGGGCGAGTGTTAACCCCTACAAGTTGCCATGCTCCCCATGGGCCGTCTGTTCCATTCCACACTGCAGTAAGTGGCCGAATATAGACATTCCCGCTTCCTGTGGTGTAGCGCTGCGTAACGCCCTGTAGCCCGCCAGGAATAACCTCCAGAATGCCCTGGCCGCCGTCCTCCGGGAAGTTATAGGCCGCAGTTGTGTTGTTACCGGTTGAGCGCGACCATATCCCGATAAAATCTGGTACCGGACCGTAATTGTTGAGATTGGCGGCGGTGGGCAGTGCTCCCCGCAACAAAAGTGCCGGAGCAACAGCCCGGGTTACAAATTCAGTAGTTGCAAGCTGAGTGTCGTTTGACGCCTGCGGCGCAGTTGGTGCAGTTGGCTTTCCGGTCAGTACCGGGCTGGCAATCGGCGCTTTCTTTGCCAGTTCATTTGTGACTGTAGTGGCAAAATTCGCATCGTTCCCCAGCGCTGCAGCCAGTTCACCAAGTGTATCCAGTGCTTCTGGCGAAGAGTTAATGAGCGCCGTTACTGCTGTTTTTACGTATGCCGTAGTGGCGAGCTGGGTGTTATTTGCCGTCTGCGGTGGTGTTGGTGCAGTCGGCGTCCCTGTCAGCGCCGGGCTTGCCAGAGGCGCTTTAAGGTTGGTCGCATCCATGACAGTTTTTACCGCTTTTGGAGTGGCGGCCAGCGTTTCAGAGGTACTGGTTGTGGAGCTGCTGAGCTGCGTAAACCCTTTTGCGGTCAGGGTGGCATCCGGGTGGTTTCTGGACTTTGCATGCTTGTCGATTTCACTATCAACATAATCCTGCGTAGCCATCACTGTGGTGGCGTCCATGGTGATGGTGATCGCGTTCACTTCGCTGACTGCAATCACCATGCGAATAACCATCTTTCGTCCGGCACCTTCGTTTAATGACGGCTTGTAGGTTTCGGCCATGTTACCGACGGCAAGCATTGTTCCTGCGGCATCATAGAGCGCCATTTCCCGGACCCAGAAACCACTCGTTTCCGGCTTCTCTGGTGGGATCACCAGCTCGACAACAATATTTTTCGGATTGCTGACATCAATGCTCGCCCGGTTAATCGGCGCGCGATAAACCTCATTTACCAGCTTTGTCTGGGCAGGGTTCGGGACAGGCAGTGTGCCGCTGCCATCACCCACGGCCATTTTCGCGGTATTGTCCAGAACAATGCTGGCGGTGCCAGCCAGAACCGCCGCGATTTTTGCGGCACCTGCTGTGGTGATAATAGTTTTAAATTTCGCCATGATAATTACCCTGGATAAACCGTAATAATGTCGCCGTCATAAATGATCCCGCCGGTGTACAGATAACCCGGTACTTCCTGCACGATGTTGATTGAGCAGTGACGGCTGACGGGCCTTGCGTCACTGATGAGCCTGTCCATTTCGGTGTTCATGTTGGGCGTCATGCCGCTTTCCGGCACCCCAATGTCCAGCTCGAACGTGCCGGGCGTGGCATTGTTTTCCCACCATTCTGTAATACCGATGATTCTTCCGAGCGGGCCAACCGCGCTGCGGATAGCGGCAAGCGTTCCCTTGCGGCGGTGAATGAAGAAGGCGTCACTGACGGCCTTGCGCTTGACGTTCTCTGCCCAAGCTTCATCCCAGCGATCAACCGAAAAAGCCCAGGCCAGATACGGCAAAAACTTCACCGGGCATTTCCACGGGTTCCACAGGTCACGCAGCGGCACATCAAGATTGCTGATATCGCTGCAGGCCTGCGCCAGGCGGCGCTCAAGGACAGACGATCCCGGCGGGAGCAGGCTATTCATCTGTTCCCCCGATAGTTACGCTTGATGCTGTGCAGTAAGCCGCTTTTGATTTATCCAGCACCACATCAACGGCAGGTGCAATCAGCTCTACGCGCTGAACACCTTCCACATGGAGTGCGCCGTAAATGGCAGATTTGCGGATATCACGGCCCAAACGCGCCTGGGCTTTAATGTAGGATTGCAGCCGCTCAATGGCCGCTGCCTTGATAGGCTCTGCTTCCGGCCCCGGATAGAGATAAAGCTTTGCATCAATCGTGTAGTTCACGATGGTTGCGGACTGCACCGTTACGCGGTCAGCCACTGGCCGCACGCTTTCATCGTTCAGGGCTGCAGTCACCACGGCGAGCAGGTCTGCCGCTGCCGTTCCATCTCCTTCGCGGGAAAGTATGGTAACGGTGACATTTGCCGGTGACGGACTGACGGCTGAAGCATCAGCCACACGGCCATCAGCACTGCGCGCATGAAATTCATAGGCCGCAGAGGGACCTGCAACGCTCAATCCTTCCATGGCTGCCGGAATGCGCTGGCGCAAATCAGTATTCGACTCCATCACCGCTTCAACCGGCGGAACCGCCGTCGGGTCTTCGGCGATGATAGTCAGTCGCTTTACGTTATTGATGGCCGCCAGCTGATCGAGATCGCCGCCCATGGCATAAGCCACCATGACCGCCTGCGCGGCCTCGTTAATCCGCTGGCGTAGCAGGATTTCCCGGTAGGTGTTTTCCTGCAGCAATTTGGTGATGGGTTCAGATTCCAGTTCAAGGGTGCGCCGCACCGCGTCCTGTTCATCTGCCGGATAAAGGGCCACAAAAGCAGCCTTACGCTCTGCAAGCAGCGCCTCAAAGTCCGGCACCTCAACAATCTGCGGTGCCGGGAGCTGGGAAAGGTCAATGACTGCCATTGTCTGCTCCTGTTGGTACTGAAAGGGAAACAGGCGTGCCGTTAGTGCGCTTCCCGGTTAGCTCAACCACCATTGAGCCGTCAAAGCTGCTGCTGATAGTGATGGAATCCAGCGTAATCCGTGGCTCCCATCGGCTCAGGGCTACATAGACCGCAGACATGATCTGCAGGCGCAGCGCCGGGTTCTGCGGCTGGTCTATCAGGGCAGAGAGCAGGGAGCCGTATTCGCGGCGGGCAATGCGGCTACCCTGCGGCGTCAGCAGAATATCCCGCACCGACTGGCGCAGATGGTCCGTGTCCGTGATTGCCCTGCCGCTGCTCTGGTTCATGCCGATATACAGCGTCATACCGGGCCTCCCGAGGTGTCGCCACCTTTCATGACTTTGATATGGGCATGGTCATCCACCACGATCCCATTGGAACTCATCGCGCCGCCGCCCTGGGTGACGCTGCCGTTGATCATGACTTCGCTGTTAATACGGGTGCTGTCAGCCTCCACAACAAACTCACCGGTTTTCAGGGTGATATTGTCAGCCGCCTCGATCACCATGGATTTGATGCCTTTGACGTGCCAGCGCCCGGTGGCGGGTTCGTACTCAAACCAGCCCCCGTCCGGGTATTCCGTCACGCTGCCGTCCACTGAATCCGATGGCGGCGCAAACTGATTGGAGTAAATGGCGGGCAGCGCAAAAGCGGTTTCCAGATTGCCGCCCAGACTCAGCAGTACCACCTGTTCATCCGGGGACGGACACCACCATGTACGGGCACCACCGGCGCGCAGCGTCAGCCAGTTAATCCAGTTGGTTTCAAGCTCACCCACCTTTACCCGGCACAGCCAGTTATCCCGGTCCACTTCGGTCACGATGCCGGTGCGGATCAGGTTGGTGATAAGGCGCATGATTTCGGTCAGTTGTGCATTCATGCAATCATTTAATCATGGGAAATCTGAGATTAAACTGATATAAATTGTATATTCCACCACACAATCAACCTTAAAGAAGGAGTTCTAATGAGTATAAAAATATTGCTCGATGATAAAATTGATGAATTTTTTCAAACAAATCCTGATTTAAAGATCACGGCTCATAATGACTTTGAAGTTGCCGTTCCTCATTTTGCAAACTTGGAATATCTCCACGGTATTGATAGTGAAGATATCATTTCTGGAATATTAGGAGATGGAGGTGATGAGGGAATTGATCATTGCTATATATTCTGCGATGGTGTTTTAGTTAAGGATGAGGAACACCCCATCAAAGAAGATAGTCGAGTGGTTGTCAAATTCTTCCAAACCAAAAAAGTCACTGGTATAGAAACAGATGGCTTCCGAAAAACAAAAGAAGGGATTGAACAAATATTCAATCTTGAACTGGATGAAAAAGTATTAAAAAAAATTGGTGCCAACGATCTTTTCATTGAAACAGCAAACCTCATCAGAAATATCTTCAGAAAGGCAATAAGAAAAAGAGCAACCTTCAAATGCGAAGTATTTTACGCAACAGTCGCAATTGACAAAAAAGTATCACCAAAAATTGAACACCTAAAACAAGAATTAACGAAAAACCCTTTAAAAATACCTTTTGAATTTTTTTTCTGGGGTGCTCAAGATATATTTGATCTTACAGAAAACGTAAAAAAAAGCATAGAAATATCCTTTGTATCCCAACCGCTTGAACTTAAAGAACGAGATATCGATACTGATGGCTACGCAGGCTTTGTAACTGGAAACAAATTAATTGAATCATTTATGGACAAAACCCATAGATTCCGTGATGAGCTAACCGAGGGCAACGTAAGGTATTTCCTTGGTGAGGATAAAGTTGTAAACAAGTCAATTATTGAAACAGCAAAAAGTGATTCTAAATCTCAAATATTTTGGGCAATGAATAATGGATTAACCATTATATGTGATAGTATAAATGCTCTAGGCAGCAATGAATATACATTAGACAACCCTCAAGTTGTTAATGGATGTCAAACTATACATTGTTTGCAAATGGCATATAATGAAAAAAAGGACATGCAGGAAACTGATCCAGATAAAATTGAAGTAAAAAAACTACCTCCAAACCTTAAGGTTTTTGTAAAATTAGTCAGAGCCAACAACTCCGAAATTCAAACATCAATCATTAGTGCAACAAACTCTCAAAGCCCTGTACACTCAGCAAGCCTTAAAGCTAATGACGTTATTCAAAAAAATATAGAAGCCCACTTAAGAAAGAGTGAGTTCTATTACGAGCGAAGAGAAAACTTCTATAAACGACAAGGAATGAGCGGAAATAAAGTAGTGGGACTATTAAAAATGGCTCAAATAATTCACACAATCGTAAATAAGGAATCAATAATAGCAACAAACGATACGGCCTCATTATTTGATACTCAACAAAAATCAAAAATCTACTCAACAATATTCAACGAAAAAGCCGATTATGATATTTACTTATTCTCAGTAATTCTTCATCAAAAAATATGGACTTTGAAAAACTCAGATTTAAGGACAAATGATTACGACTCAACCACACGAAGCTTTATATCCTCCAGCGGCTTTCTTTTACTTCATGTAATGAGTGTTATTCTTTTATCATTATGCACTCCAAACAAAAAAACAACCACTCCAGTTCAAAGAGAGTTGCTATATAAGAAAATTGATATCAAAACCCCTGAAAGAAATAACGTATTTTCTTTAAGAAAAAAACAGGCATTCGAGTTACTCGAGAACGAAGCTGTTATGAAAAAAATATACAAACTGTCTAAATCAATTATAAGAAGCGCAGCCAACGAATCTATAAAAGACACAAAAAAAGGATTGCTATCAATCTTCAAAGCTAGAACCTTTGATAGTACGCACCTCACCCCAGAGATATTAAAAAACGATGCAAAAATACTAAAAATATCAATATAAAATTGACATAAAACATTACAATCACTATCAAACATTCATCGAAAACATGATGGTGATTGTAATAAAAAATTAGACTTGCCTCTCAGATATTATTTTTAAAATAATATCTTTTACAGAATCTTTAGACTTCCCCCCCCACCCGAGCAAGCGTCTTTCTGTATACTTTACAATAGGCCCTTTATTTCTAACTTGGTCACGTAAGCCGTAATGATGCACCCGTGCAATACGCTGCACCTGCTCGGTAAACTCAACGCTGGCAGAATCGGCAGTGGAGGCGGTTTTCAGGTATTTAGAAGTGCGGAGTTTGGCGAACATCTGCCGCTTAATGCGGCCTTTCTTTATCCTGAAAGTTCCCCGGCGAGGCTCGTAACCCGTGCCGTCTGGATTGCGCTGCAGCCTGATATTCTGCTGCTGATTCCGGCGAAGTTCCTGCGCCAGTTCCCGCATCATGCGACTGTGCACGGCAGGCTCCAGATTCGCCAGCAACGCCGCCAGCCAGTCGTCCACCCTCTGCAGATCACCCATGCTTCACCGTCCACATTTCTTCCGGTACGTCGGGTTCTGGCACCGCCTCAACGCTCGACACGCCCCCGTCGGCGCTGACCAATACGCGCTCCGTCAGCTGCAGGTTCAGGCTGATATCGCACACATCATTGCGCAGAATATCCACGTCAAAAGTGAACAGCTTTTCGCGCAGTTCAGGGTTGTTGATTGCATCCAGCTGATTGTCCGTGAGCCAAAGCAGAACGGGGGCCATCAGCAGATTCTGGTCCCCGCTGAAATCCTCGATCACCACGTTCAGCGTGTAGCGGTACTCCCATGACATGGAGCTGACCCCGGTTGCCACCAGTGAGCCGTTATCCACAAACAGGTGCAGTTTGTCCGGGTTATTGCGGACATACGGCACCGCCTTATTCAGGGCGCTGCGTAAAGACTGCGGCTTGTTCACTGTCTCGCTCCTGACACGCAATTATCGTGTCCACTTTGTCAGCACACGCCGCCCAGGCGGCCTCTGTTTCATCCAGCACCGCATTCAGATCGCCGTTACTGCGCGGCGCTGACCTTTCCAGGCGGCACTGCGTCACTCTGGGACAGCCACTCACGGTAAGCTGCACCTCCGGC